CTACTCTACAATTACCCAGTCTTCTGCCAACATGTCCGCCTGACTCGCAAGCCATCCCATCTGCACACCACTTGTTCCTACAAAAGCAATTGCTGCATTGCCGATCGCTTCATGTTCACAATTAACAACTTCGTTTTCGAGCGTGTACGAAATGCCTGTTGCAAGTTGGATATACTGTTTCTTTCCATTCCAACCTTTTCGAGCCACTTTCAAGCCTCGTTTCACATATTTAATTGCTTCCCCAAAAGAAAATGTCGCTTCTCCGCCGAGTACCGGACAATTATTTCCGTCTGCCGGAATCCATTCATCTGAAAGCACATTCATTAATGTATATTCAACTCGCTGTGTTTCTCTGATATCTAATCGCTGTTTGTCTTTTGTGTACATGATAATTGTCTGCGCTTCTTCGTCCCAGCACCAATAGCCTCCCCACGAAGGCAATTTCATCGGGATTCCTTTCTTCATTTCTTTTAATGCTTGTTCAAATTTCATTCCCATTTTCTTTTCCTCTCTTTCATTTTATGCTGAGGGCGATTATTCGCCCTCTGAAACCTCTGTATCTTTTTCTCTTAACTGCAATAAAACCTCTTTCAGTTTTTCCGGAATCGGGATGAATACTGCTGCGTTCTCCAAAAGGCTAAGCGCTTCATTTGCAATATAGAACATAATCACAACCTCTCGAAGCGGTACCTTTCCTCCAAGCAACTCCTGGATTGCAAATGCTACCGCAATTACAATAAACATTACGATTTTCTTTAATAGTCCTTTAAATCCAATTTCCGAGGACAGCTCTTTTGTGTAAATTCCTTTGATGATTCCCGTGATATAGTCTACAATTGCAAGAAATACAATCGTTTTAAGTAAGACATCCCAACCTCCGAGCCAGTAGACGATAAATCCACCGACTGCTCCGGATGCGATGCTAATCCAATTAAATAACTTATCCATTTTCTTCATATACCTCACTTTCCTTTCTTTCTCTGATTAAAAAACGTACAAAAATAAGACCCACTTAAGGTCTTGCTCGAATCTCCATATATTTTTCCCTTTCTACCGGAGTTGTCCGGTGGCATCTATGCAAGCAATAGCGCCATAAACGGTTTGGTCGTGCAATTCGGAAGAGATACATCGCGAAGCACAACTATACATGCTTACGTTGTCGGACATTGGAAATAGTATTATAGCGTTTATTTCCAACGCCCAATTGCGTACCAGTCAAAATTATGTGTATCTGGTTTGCTGTTATCTGTATATCGTGAGTACGCATACCCTTGACTAGTTGTGTTTTTTGATGCAACCATGATTTCGACGACTTTCCCTGACATATATTGTCCTTGCACAAACAGCATGTAATTATCTGTACTTCCGGAAAAAGGTATTGGATAAGTTATCCTGCCAAAACCATCTGTATACGAGTAATTTGCAACTCCCCATTGCACTAACTTTCCGCTTGCATACTTTTCATAGTAGTTGTACCTGCTTGTTGATGCGATTTGGACTTTGCCGCTTTCGATCACATAATCTTTTATATCAGACAAACTTTTATTTATCGTAGACATGTTCATAAGCGCTTTGAACAGAGGTTCTACCGCCACTATATTCAATCCGTTCAACTTCACTCGGTATAATTTCATCTCATGCAATGTATCTCCATTCCGGATAACCCCTGTCGTAATCTCCGGATCCGAAGCGGTCCCCGATGTAGGCGTTCCTTTTATTACTGCGTAAGACGTTTTTTCGATTTCGGAACTTTCATCTTTTTCATACCGACGTACAATAATGTCATTTCGATTCATTCCTTGCGAACCGTTATCGATATTTACATCTGTGTAATCATTTGCAGCAATCACATCTCTCCGACCTTGTATCACATATGTTGCATCAAAAATACGAATGCTGTTGTTTGTTATGATTTGTGCTTCTGATTTTTTACCCTCATCAAGCACATAGTCGCCCGGACCATACAATCCTTGGTTCGCAATCCCCACCTGTTCCTCTGTTATGTGTGGTCCGTCTGCAAACCCGTCAATTAATGTAGTATCAATAAATGCTTTAGACATATTAATCTTCTCCCTTCAATTTGTATTCAATGCTCGTCCTACCTGTTCCGGTTACAGATACAATTTTTCTTACAACCGGAGCTGTCATATAAATTCCAGTAACTCTTTCTCTTCCGCCTACGATATCCCCAAGTTCCAAATCCATATCAGATACCGAAATCCTCAGTTGCTTATAATTCATTAAATCAATAAATTTTTCTCGTGCGTCTTCCTCCAACTCCTGTACTGTCTCAGCGCTTGTATTTTCATAGTACTGTTCTATCAGATCAATACCTGTATAATACTGCTCCTTGCGTATGCTGCCATCCGGCCAAGCGTACAAATCAACTCTCTGTCTCTCTTGCAGTTCTCCTTTTCCATAACAAATTAGATGATTTACTCCGTTCTGATAGTCAAGGATATTCAGTTTTACATTGCCATCCTCACTCACCTCAATCGTTTTCGAGTGATCCACAATCTTTTTTGCTTCCAGCAACACATAACCTTTTCCATTCGGCTCTCCAAGCTTATATTTAATTTCCAACCTAGCCCCAACTTTTTCAAGCGCAGTTGAAAACGCATCGAGCAGCATACTTTGAAGTGGAATCTTATAGTCAATATTGATTCCGCTGTTTATGTTCGACACCTGAAATATTTCAGACAGTCCAAGCTGAATAATATATTGCTTAAGCACCGCGTTTGCTTCGCCTTTCAGAGTTATATACGTATTACTTTCCGGATTGATTGCTCTCTGATTCAGGATTCCCCTCCAAGTTGGTCCGGTAAGCTTCACAATGTGGTCTCCTGTAATTGGATTAATACTTCTAATCAGACCACCATATTCGGTATCTTCTGCAAACACTCGGCAGTTCTTTTGATGCCGATCTGACTGAAAAAGTGTACTCGGGATTTTTATTTCAAAATCATCGTCTTGGCCAACAACAAATTCAGCACCACAATGATTCAAATACCCCTTATCCTGTCCATATTTATCCGTTACGATAAAATCCAACTCGGTGTCCCCCTCTCGTTGAAAAGAATAATATCAAATCCAAAAGCACCACTCCATGACACAATGCTTCTTCCTGCAGGTATCTTCTGCCATATATCACTCTCTGTATTTCTCGTGCTAAATATATCCTCTATAGAGCCGTCTGCTTTTACTTTTATTATCTTCCTATCCTTCGCATATCTCGTACTTGAATCAATCACTGCATATTCTCCGTCATAGAGCGTTGTTCTAAGCTCATATACATGTCCGGAAATTCGAATCAAAGGATTTATACATGGTCCATAAATAATCATTTTAAAGCCACTTGCGACGTAATGGTCATTTTGGATATATTGCATGTTTCTTACTTTTGCATATTCATACGGATAATCAAATGGATATTCCAACCACGGAGACGTCTCTCCTCCCTGTGACTGCTTCAAAAATTGAAAATGTTGTTCTGTTATCCAATACGGATAATCGCTTTTTATCGTCAATTCATTCCCGATTCCATCCAAATCATTAACCCACCGAGACTTGCTCGTTCCAGTAATCCAGCACTTTAAATAGCTTTTTCCAACATACAATTTTCCCGGTGTGACATTTACGATATCTTTCTCCACCACATTTTCCAACTGCTCAATAGCACTGCAAAGCTCTTCTTGATTTGCAGCACTGATATCAATGCTCAATGTTTTATCCGTTACTTTCCGTTCAAATTCCTGTATTCTATTATTTTCTTCAACGGCATCGTAATTGCCGTCAAAAATACTTCCACCAACAATCCTATATGGGAGTTGGCGAAAATCTACTTTTTCGTTTTGACTGCCTACATAATAAATATCATGCATCACTTCACATCCTTTACTAATCTACCAAATATCCGCTCATCGCACTTAAACGCGACTTCTGAGCGTATCAGTGCATCTGCGACAGAATTTCCAAGTCTTACATAATCAATTGACGTACCGCCTTGTACATTTACATTCACGCTGTCACTTCTGAGACTTCCACTCATTGCAACCATTCCTTCGAGCCCTCCGAGCGATCTAAGTAAGTTTGCTTCTTCTTTGGTCAATACCCATTCTCCCTCGTCCAAAAACGCAGGGAAGAAATCGCTCGGTACGTAATCCATACCGACCTTAAGACGCGGAATTTTAGGAATATTAAACCCTTTGCCGCCTACTCCCGGAACCCAATCCGGAATCTTTATATTGTTCAAACCACCTAGAAATCCATTGATTCCATCGATAATAAAATTTAGTGGAGCTTTGAAAATATTTCCTAATCCATCCACAATACTTTTGAAAATATCTTTCACATTTTCCCATGCTGCCTTCCAGTTTCCAGTAAATACGTTCTTTATAAAATCAATAATGTTCCTAAAAATATTCGTGATATTTCCAATATTATTTTTTGCTGTCTTTAGCATTCCGTCTAGCGCTCCCGAAAAAGCCGGAACTAAAAGCCCAGTGACGAGCGAAATAAAAGGACTAATCACATTATCCATTAAAAATAAAAATGCATCCATAAGTGGTTGCAATGCCTGTTGTATTAGATTCAAAATAGGTGTCAACAACTCTGCAAATAGAGAAATCAGTGGCCCTAATAATCCTGTCAATATAGGCAACACAGAATCAATCAATGTCGAAAGTACAGGTAATAAAGCCTCACCGAGCGGAATTAAAAGAACTTCTACATTCCGTTTCAATTCCTCGAACATCGAACCCAAATCATCGTATTTCACGTCTTTGATTTGATTCATTGCATCCGAAGTTGTATAAGCGCCTTCTTCTATTTCTGCAAGTGCTGTCACAGCTTCAGGCCCCAAATCCTCCCACATGGTTCCCATTAAATCTACACCTGTAGTATTTTGTGCAATCGGGTCTTCCATAGCAGCCAAAGCATCTAGCGTCTCGTTAAACGCTTCTTTTGCTGTATCTCCTCCGGCCGCAAACTTTTGAGCCATTTCATCTGCATTCAAACCCAATAATTCAAATCCTTGTTTTGTCGTATCGGAACCGTCCACTACACGGATTGACATTTCTTTTACTGCATCACCTACTTTATCAAGATTAAACGCTCCGGATTCTGCACCTTTTTGAAATATCGCAAACATATCCTCTGCGCCAAGCCCCATCTTATCAAACTGAACAGAATACTCCGATATACTATCAAGTAATTCTCCTGAATAATCCAAACCGTTTTGAGCTCCGCTGGCAATTAAATTCATCGCCTCTTCGCCGGAAACTCCAAAATTATCAACAATCGCTTTGGCGGCTCTAGTTGACTCCGGTATGTCATATCCAAATGTATCTCTTAAAGCAAATGCAGATTCTGTTGCATTCTGAAGACTTGCGTCATCCATATCTCCAAGCTGCTTTGTAACTTCTGCCATCGCTTGTCCAATATCCGAAAAGCTTTCACCGTAATTATTTGCATAAATATCTTCCATGACAGCTTGATATCGTTCTGTCTCTTCAGTACCTTTCCCGGTAATTGCAATAAAATCGTTCATTGCACCACTGATATCATTCGCTGTCCCAACAGCTAGAGCACCCACACCTACAGCCGCTGCTCCTACACCAATTGCGGCTACTGCTGATCCGGATAATCCCGCTGTAAGTTCTCCTACCTTCCCGACGAGTGGAATAGATTCGTTTGCAGCATCAGAAAAAGCGGATTTCAGACCTCCACCTACATTTCCAATCGCATCTCCCATCTTACTTCCTACTTTTTCCGCCGTATCTCCGAGCCCCTCAATACTATCTTCCGCATCTGATACATCTGCGTTCACATCAACATCAATACTTTTATCTCGACTTACTCCCTTGATCTTATTTTCAGCATTGGAAGTATCAGCTTTTACATCTACCGTGATACCCTTTTCTTTAATATCGATATCCATTGCCTTCTCAGCATCTTTTCCGGCATCAATCCAAGCGTCTGCGATTTTTTCAGTGGCTTGTTCTGCATTTTTTACGTTTTTATCAGATTCTTCTTTTAATTTCGCTGTTTTTTGCTCTTCAATCTTGACTGTTTTGTCCGCACTCTTCTCGACTGCTTTCTCAACCTTTTTATTTGCTTCATTTATATCGGACTCCAACTTGCTGTCATCCGCCCTGAGTTCGTATGTTACATCGCCTTTTGCCAAATTTTATCACCCGCCTTTAATGTTTTGCCATTCCCTCAAGTGTGCTAAACAGCAGATCAAGACCGCCCTGCCCTCCACCACCTTTAACAGGTAAAGCATAATAAGATTTCAACTCTTGTATTTCCTGTATCTGCTTTTGATTTTTTCCATTGAATTGCGGGATTTCCATCTCGCGGATGTGCATTACCTGTTTGATTTTTGTATCTGCTCCTAAACCGTTGAATAGCCACAAGAATTTTCTCCACGGAAGTTTTCCTTGCTGATTGATTAGGTCGATACCGTATTCCTGCATAAACGATGCGTAGATATAATCACCGTCCTCTTCGAAATCCAACACCGGGAGTACTGATTTTTTTGTTTGCGGTCGCTTTTTAACATTAATGCATTTCTTATAAATTTCTTCTAAAAGAGATATCTTTTCTGTTGGAGTATATTTCTTTAGATTCCAATCATTTTTTACCAACATTTTCAAAGCGCAGTTAATTTTTTCAAAATCTGTCAGCTCTGACTCTCTGTACAAATTCTGTATTTCGAGCACGACATCAAACGCCGGATTTACAACAAGTTTTCCTTTGCTTGTGCATATCAAATTATTTTGCGCTTCCGTTAAGATGTTCACTTTTTCCACCCTTTCAAAATCGCACGTCTTTGTTTTCGATTGTACTTGTTAAGTATTTCTTTCTTGTTTTCCTGTGTGATTCGTCTTAAATCCGGAATCACAACAGTTGTAATAAATGGTGCTACCTCCGAAATCATATCGATATATCGCCCATTGTAAAAATCAAGAATCGTCTTCGTATCATCCGATCCGAAAACAGCCTCTATCAAATCAACCGATGCCTTTCCGAGTGTTTCATACGCTTTTCCAAGTTCTTCGTTTCCATTAAGATTCCCGTTCATCGCCCCCTCAAGCTTCGACAACTCATTCTTCGTTCTTACAAGAGTAATATATTTCTGATTTAATTTTTCGATACAGCTTCCTGGATCCAGCGCAACCAACAATCTGTGTGCAACATTCCCTTTTTCATCCACCAGTTCAAAATCCTGTGTATACGCTGCTTTTCTTTTCGCCTGATATGCCATTGTTCTCTTCTCCTTTCGAGTAATCAAAAAGAGTGACAATCTGTCACCCTTATTCTGTCGTTCCAATTACTGGTCTGCCATTTCCGTGAATAGTCACAGTCAATGCATTTACTGCTCCGGAATCTCCATATGCAGGTGTGATATTCGCAAGAGTAATAGGCCAAATAATCACTTTCTTACCTTTCTGTAATTTCAAATGAGTTTTTCTTGCATTTCCAAGCTCAAACATCACTTTATCGCTGAGGATGTAGTCACATGCTCTATCTCCCGGTTTCACAGCTCCTGTTAGTGTAAGTGTAAGCTGTGCTCCGATAACCTCCGTGCTTCCCCATCCCTTGTCTGCGTAGTACGTTGCCTGATGCAATACCTCATTCAAAGACTGGCTCATATTTGTCATCAATTCCGCTAAAGACGCCCACTGCGGTGTACCCTTATCCTCTGCAATATTTAAAAATGCTTCTGTTTCATAATTCAATTCCGGAGTGATTGTATTGTCCGGAAGTTCCGGCTCCGCAAATCTCTGTAAATCTAATCTTTTCACTTCAATTGCCTCCTTAATAAAATATTTTACAGTTCAGGATGCACGAGAAGTTATAAACTCCATCCTCATCCCGCCCTATTTTGTTTGGTTCTTTTGCTATTGTGGTATCCAACCAAGCGAATGTCTCGCCTTTCGGATACGCTTTCAATCGTTGCAAGTAGTTGCAAATACTACCCAACTGTTCCAACCCTACCTTTTGGTCTTTGTTTCTGCACAAAAAAAGCACTGGGATCGTTTTCTCCATGCTTTTGTCATAATACATACTATTTCCAAACCCTTCTCCGAGCTCAGCGTAAATGCCACCGCTTGGATTCAATTCTTTCAAAGATATTGTTGTCCCAAGATTACAATGTTTCTCTGTTGTTTCGACTAATAAATCAAGCAATTCAGTCTGTGGCGTCATTTTCGCATCTCCCTCCTTATCGCTGCCTGATATACCTTTTTCCATTCTTCTCCGTGTACTTCTTTTGCGTACTTCGCCCATTCTTCACGGGCAAGGGCAGATGTGAACGTAAGTTTTTCAGGTCCATATGTACGATTTCCGGCATTTCCATACATGACATCGCCGTTCCAAAGATACTGCGCATACGGAGTAGACCACCGCATTGTTAATTTCCCGTCTGTTGCAGTCTTGTCACTGTTCGTCAGGCCACTGTTTTCAAGTGTACGCTGGTCTTTTGGTACATATTGGCTAATATCCTGCAATGCCTGATTTCCCATAACAGTCAACGCTTTATTTGATGCTGCTTTCATAAGCGCTAATGCCTTCGCTTTATCAAATGTCACTCGTGTATTGATTTTAGCCATGTCGTATCATTCCCAACTCGAAATGATGCAATTTGCGCGCATCATACAGCGGTTCAATTGTCTGAACCTTAAACATCTCGCCATTAAAAATAATAATGTCGTCGGTTTTGAATACTACACCTCTCGGACTGCTATTCTTGCAGTCATAAAACAGCGTTGCCGCAAGTTGCACTTCTGCATTGTTTTTATCTCGCACTACCTTTGTAGATGGCTCAAGCCGCACGTTTTTTACTGTTTTATTATTTGTTATCTGCTCCGTTCCCCATCGGTCAGCATCTTTTATTTTTGCATGCGTAACCGTGTGATTCAGCAAGCTTTTCGGTATCGCTCTAATAGCAACCACCCCCTCTGTATAAAAGACCAGTAGGAGCTAAGATACGGACGGCTCTCGGTGCATATATGGACTGTTCTGTGCTTCCGTTTGCACCGGACACCTTGGTGAAGTTAAACTTCCCAAGACCGGCACTCTGCAAATCTACACCGTTGTCCATATCAGCTCCGCCGTTGGCATCTAAATACTCAATCTGTGCACAAACAGCATTTTTCACACATTCCTGTACAGATTCATTCATAACCAAAAATGTTACCGGATTCAATCTGTACCTCGTAATTTCCTCAATGATTCCCTCAGCACGCTCGCAAAGCGAGGAGAAGTCGGTATCTTCTACCGGCTCCCCTTTAAATGTTCCAACGTAATATTCTCTATCTACATAAGGCATTTAACCGCCCCCTAACTGCTTACGCATGTTTTTTAATCGTTACAGTCGTAGGTCTGGAAACCATCATGCCATATACCCTACGTCCCTGTACAGCAGATGCACCGATGTGTTTGCCATCCTTCAGATCATTCACAGTGACCGGCACCATCCATTCATCAACAAAGTGGCAGAAGATCCTGTTTCCGATAATGTACTCGACTTTTGTGCTATCCGCAATATTATTAGTCTCGTAAACGTCAAGACCTGCGATACGGCCAACACGTCCGTTCTGAACTACATTATCACCGAGATCAGATGCCTTAATGAATTCAGGGCATTTCAGTAACAGCGCGTATGTCTCGTTTGTAACGGCAAGCCACATCTCTTCCGGCTTGAGTCCTTTCTTCTTCAGCGCTGCAACTTCGTCCACAACAGAATCATAGACAGTGTCTTTGGTAATTGCTGTCGTATTGGAAGATGCTGTACCTTTTGTGGTAAGCAGTGTAATCAGGTCAGTATCGAAAGATACACCCATTGCATATCCTGCGGAGTCCAGTCTGTCAGCTACAAGATTGTCCGGAACGGACGCAGCATCAAAGCCGTCAATAAGCTCGTTGACATATTTGTCTTTGTCGATATTCATTGTCTGATAGGTAGTCGTTCCATCAGACAGAGAACCACCGGCAGACTTATCATAATCCCCTACTTTTACCTCAGTGTCTCTCACTGGTACTTTTACCGCTCCAGCAGTAGGCGTACCTTCGTAGCGTGTATTAAACAAGCTAGAAAAGATAGTTGTTTTTCTAAGTTTCGCGAGCACAAGATTAGAATATCTCTCCTGATGTGCATGAGCGAACAACTGTAAATCCATTGTCAATTTGTACTTCATAAAATCTTTGTAATGCATACTTATAATCTCCTTTATTTCTTCAGGTCTGGGTTCAGTTCATAGAATCTCTTTTCAACACCACTCATTTTCTTTGGTGTCTTTCCATTCTGTCTCTGCCCCCATGATTTTCCTCTGGTTTCGTCCTCTTCTTCGTACGGATCCGCAGCACCCTTCTTGAACTGAGGATATTTTTTTACTACTTTTTCGATAGCATCTTCAAGGTCAAGATCTTCGTCCGCTTCCATGTAAGCTCTGGCCAAAGCTGTCACATCATCTACAGAGTCCTTTGACACACCAGCTTCATAACATGCAACCTTCGCCTCTAACTTAGAAGCTTTGCTGATTGCTTCAGCTTTTTCTGTGTCTTCTTCCTTGCTGCTTTCTCCGGATTCTTCATGCCCGTCTGGTTTCTTCGTAGACTTTTTCTGCTGCTCTCTCTGCCACTTGCGTTTTTCTCTAGCAAGGCGTTTCTTTACAGTCTCATCCACATCTTTTTGAGTAAATTTCTTTTCCTCTTCCCCGTCTTCGTCCGACTCATCGTCGTCCTGGTCGTCACCGTCACCGGAATCTTCTCCGTCAGTTCCACCTTCATCTTCTCCAGCAAATAACTGTAGATCAAGTGTCTGGTATTTTTTCTTCATGTTCATGTACTTCATTTTTAGTACCTTCCTTTCTTTAAGCCGTTTAACGCCCGTTCGGCGACCGTATTACTGTATTTGTACGTATTCCTCTCCATAAGCATCTTGAATGTCACTTACAGCAATAAAAAAAGAATCAATCAGCAGTTTCCCCTGTTCTGAAAGATTCTCATATTCCATCCTAATATGCCCGCTCTTTACTTCTGCAGATATCTCATCATCTGTCAAAACACTGAGCGAGTGCACCAACCCTTGTGCTAATGCCGACACCGCAGCGCACACAATATCTTTCCCCCTCTCCGCATATCCAGCATGTCCTTTTACGGTCAAGCTGTTCTGCGTGATATGTACCTCAATCAAATAGCATCACTCCTTTACTATTCCGGTCATTCCCTGCCGGTGGGAGATAACTGGATCACCGCCTTTCACTCTGAAAACAATCCCGGATTATCTTTCTGTAGCATATACAACGCAGTTCCAAGTTTTTCAACTTGTTTTTCCTTCAAGCCGATACCATACATCTCATCCAGTGCATGAACAATTTCATGTACAAGAGTTGCTTTCTTCTGTTCTTCTTCCGCATCTGCATTCAGAACGATTTCCTGTGGAAGGTACTGGATTTGTCCGAACAGTTCACCCTTCTCATCATGAATATTTACCTGTTCAGATATCCGGTACTCTTTGTACAAAACCTTTACTTTTTCTGGAATCCTCATGTTGCATCTCCTTTCCTTTCTTAAAAATGTGTATAAAAATACCACAGACCTTTTCGACCTGTGGTATTAGTAATTGTGCCATTTACAATTTTTACAGATATCTTCCCATTCAGATTTCTTTTTAAATCTTTCCGGCACGCTGTCTTTCTTCAACATTCCGTCAACAGCATCTGAATTTTCTATGCAATCGATATTTTCAATTTCTGCATCCACCAACGGACACATTACATGATCAGGACCGCTCACGTTTTAACACCTCCATTGCTTTTCTTGTAGCATCGTCATATTGTTCTTTCTTAAATGCCGTTCTTATATGTCTTTTCTCATTATCCACATAAGCTGCTCCATCATCACTGAAATAATTGGTATATTTTCCATTCCATTTTGTCACAGAAAATCTTGCGTTTTCGATATACTCTTTCGCTTCTTTTTCCGTTACCTCGTGTTGTCTTTCTCCATTAATATGCGTATCATCAAAGGATAGCTCTTTTGTATCCGGAATGTTAGGCTTCAGATTTATCTCTCCTCTCATCCCAGCCTCTTTTATCTCTGATATTATCTTATCATTTTTCGCTTTTTCTGCAAGCTCTTTCTGATACTTTTTATTATTTTCAATAACATGAGTCGATATCCTCTTGTCAAAGCCAACCACCTGCTCACGGTCTCTTCTGCGATGCAAATTCTTATGTCCATCTACATAGTCCTTTAACCGCTTCTCTTTCATCTTTAACTCTACAGCAGATTTAAAAGCTTCCTCACATCCTAGCTCATCATACAGCATACACTCTCGCTTCTGTTTCCTTACATCACGTTCAAGTGCCCTCTGTACTTGCGTCTGCTTGTAAAGCTTATTGTTTGCATCAAGGTCATCCGTAGGAAAGTAACGCTGTATATTTACTCCCGGAACAAACGGAAACTTATGATGCCCACAGTTGATTCCGAGTATGCCATCCGGCTCTCCATAGCTGGATGAGTTCCAAGGATAATACCGTATTTTTCTTCCGTTAAGGTCCTCTGTAAAACCACTGCCATTATTCAGGTCAAATATCTTGCCCTGGTCTTTTGCACATTTAGGACGTGCTCCGGAATGACTATCAATCTGTATCAGATTCACTCCCATATCCTCACACCGAGCCGTCTGCACTTCATTTGCCACGCTGCCGGACGTTGTACGCATACACATATTAACATATGCCTCTGGTGTCCAATTTCTTCCACTTTTATCGACAAATCCAGTAATTCCTTTATCGTTGAATTGGCGAATTGTTTTCCGAAGTGCCTGCTGTCTTGCCTCTGCACCCGTAATAGCAGCAGCGGTATTGCTATTCAGAATCTTCAACGCTTCTTCTGCCGTATTCTGTATAAGGCTCTTGAACGCTTCTTGTGTCTTATGCAGCATCGTTGTATTCGTAAGGTTCAGCGAATCTTTCGCCTGCTTCTGCAAGTTCTTCATAACCTGTTTCACGTTTTTGCTTTTATCGGCTTCAACAACCGAATCAATCAACCCTTGCCTAGCCATATAACGAAATCCCGGTTCCATCATTTTAACCGCCTCTTCCGCGGCTTCAAATAGCATCCGTTCCGCCGCCGTCTGACTGATACCGGACATCTGAGCAATAATCTTGATATTTTCCTTGTTGAGTTTTCCAATCTCTGACAGTTTCTGCATCAGCCACCTGTCAGTGTCAATCGGCTTATCCCAGTCTCGAAGATGTCGAGCGATATTCTGCATGAGCTGTGCTTCCAAATCTATGTATACACTATCTATCGTCTCCGCCTCCTGCTGGTTCTTCAACAGATTCATCTTCTACCTCACTCTCTTCTTGATCCGGCTCATTAACTTCCTCTTCCTCAGTTTTTTCATTGTCTCCCATATCCGTCCAGTCTACGTCCTGCCCCGTGATCTGATTGTCTCCGGCAATCCTCTCCAACTCTTTCTTAGCTTCTTTTTCATCGCATTTGTTAATCTCCATGATCGCGGTAAGCTTTGACCGGAGTCCTGACTGCACAAGCTTGATATTCTTTTCGATCGTAGTGTTTGTGTCCTCGATAATAGAGTCATCAAAATCTACAGTCGCATCAACCGCACTCCCTGTATCCAAAAAGGCAACAGCAGCAACCATATTTACAAGCGCTGTGTTAATTACAATTGCATTCTTCTGCCTGTTCTGATATAAATCAGATTTATCAGAGATGACTTCAGTAGCTGTCTTTACACCGGAAGAATCAAATTGATAACGTCCAGTTCCAAGTCCCGTCTTTAAACTTAAGATGTCAAGACTGCGCTGGATTCCCAGTTCATGTTCCTGCGATCTGATTGTCATATCAACTTCCGTAAGCTTCAGTTCATTCTCTCGGTCCCCCGGCATCTGATAATAAACAGAATCAGCAGGGTCAAATACCGGAGCTGCCACTCCATCTTGCTGCATCTGTATTCTCGCAGCCGCAATCGGAACAAGAATACGTTTTCTGCCCAAGACAAACTCGTTTACATAAGAGTCATAGATCAGGTCGCACCCCTTGAGCTGATTTATGCTGTTTGCATAAACCGATATACCAAGAGGACTATCCAAGTCAATGTTATTGCAGATATTTGGCATAATAACCTGAAACAGAGGCTTGTCATATCCGGTAGGAATCAATGACAGTACACCTTCCGGAGGTTCAAGCTCTTTATTTTCTTTGCGGTCAATATACTTATTCTCAATATAATACAGTTCTTCATCTTCCCCGTCTTCCGGATTCCCTTTTCTGTGTATCTGCAGATAAATCACTTCGTTGCCGTCTATTACACGAATACTACCAAACGCGCACTCTGTAACATCCCCGTTATCCCATGACAGTGGATAAATCATATCGGCGCGGATATAATCGATAATTACGTCATCGCCGTCTAAATACTCCACAAACGCTCCTGTTCCAAGCGCAAATGCAATCTCAACCAGTTGATTCGCCCGAACGATAAAATTATTATTACTTAGGATTTCCTGTAATCGCTCTTCATAGTTTCCTGCTTTGATTGCCACTTTCTCATTCAATAGTAAATTTGCCCAGTCTTCACAGACTTTCTTCGCCATTCCCATCGTGTAACGCTTATGCTCTGTTGTCACGGAACCGTTAAAAACCTTATATTTGTGAAACTTTTCCACATCGCCCTGATACCATTCGAGCCATTCGTCGATATGACTATATGTCTCGTCCGATGCCGTATTATATTTGTTTTCTGCCAAATACTGGCGTATTTCATTACCCATATTTCACTCCCCTATGCTGCAATATACAGGATATCTTCCTGTATGCTTTCTGTGCTGTATTCTGTACTGTCCAAGCTGTCCACGTTCATAAGTCCATCGTCAAGACGCACGTCCATATTCTTTTTCTTATCATCGTAACAAGCGTTCTCAAATGCACTTATAATGTGCTTGCAGTGCTTCATTACTTTCCATCTGTTCTGTGCAATCAAGCTATTGTAAAATGCGATACGATCATTGATAGAGCCTTTTATTGCGTTCTTAATCTCAATACCGACATGCGCCTGTACACACGCCATTTCCAATCCGGCAATAAGTGTCTGCTCAGCGCTATCACAGTATGCCTCATAGACTTTATATTTCTGTTTTGCCCTCTTTACAAAGTCTATAAAATCATCTTGTAGCTGTTTTGGATTGATACGCTTCTTGTAATAATACTCATCCAATACAACCACCTGTTTATAACCCCTTGTGAATCCTGTTAAAGTAAAAGAATGAGCCGACTTCGTTCCTCCGAAATCGACCCCGATTGTTGCATATATAATTTCATTTTCTTTTAACCAGTTCTCATCTATTAGATATTGTTTCACATTATCCGCGAACTGCTGATAAATCAATCCGTCAGCTGCTACCCATAAACCAAGGATAAACCGCTTGTAAAATACACTCCCCGGACTCCATGACCGCTTATATGCTTCCTTGCGCTGTGCGGATAGTGTCAAGTTGTCGTCCATCATAAAGTGTAGCCTATAGACTTTCTTCTCTTTTGCTTTATCGATGAACTCCTCTTTGATATACGCATGAGGTCCTTCCGGATTACAGTTCATCCATACTTTCCAACCATCGACTGAGCAACGCCCAATCATTTGGTCGATAAAGCTTTGCGGAAACAATGCCGCCTCATCAGCATAAGCACCGGCAGCAGTTAGTCCCTGTAATGCATCCTGACTCGCCTCTGTATTTGCTCCATACAGGTAATAAGTGTTACTCCCTATCTCTATCCTTGCATCTGTTCCCGAACGGATATATGTATAAGACCACCCCCATGCCTCAAGTATCTGTTGCATAGGACGGGCAACATTCTTTTTTAAAGCTCCCATTGTCTTTCCGGCAAGGATGAACGATTGCCCTGAAAACATCTCCTGAGACCATGTAAGAAAACCAATAATACATGCAATTGTCTTTCCCGATCGGATGGATCCATCTGCGATAACGAAATCATTCTCTGCAGAAGTCAATCCAGGTCGCCACCAGTGCATTAGTCTCTGTTGTTGCTTTGAGAACGGCTTGAATTTGAATCTAGCTGGTCTCTTCTGTTTCTTCGCCATCAGTCTCGACCTCCTTGTTTTCATCTTCTGAGAACAAATCTTCTAAATCTTCTTGCGTCGGTCTCATAGCCTTCAAGAAACTTTGTATATTTTCGTCTGATGTGTCTGTGTCTCCGACTTCCATATCTCTTGCTCTCTTGGCTCTATCCGTCCGGATTTTCTGCTCTTCCAAATCAGCCTCTGATTTATCCGTCTGTCCCACGACTTTCATAATCGCATTATACGCTTTTACATCTCCCATCGCTGCCTGATTGATGATTGCCATCGTAATGATTTCCTCATAGGTACTTTCTCCTCCGTCTGCAATTAACACATCAGATAGTCCATCAACGTGCGCCTGCATAGTCAAACACCTATTCATTGTATCTCGCATAGCCGCTTTTCTTCTTCTCGCTTCACCGCTCTTTATGCCGGCAATTCTTGCTAATTCTCGGCGTTCACTCGGAGTTCGATTGTTATTTGCATCTTTTATGTTTTCATAACCTGCCACTTCACCACCTTCCAATCTATCAACTTTTTCTATCTCTGGATACAACAGGAATCGAACCTGTGGCATATTCACTACGAATGAAGTGCTCTACCACTGAGCTATGTATCCATATTTGGGTATTAGAAAAGACGCCCTAATGGACGCCTTAACTTAATTTTCATATTGTTTTTTTATATATTCCATAATTTCGTCTTTATTTTTCAACTCCGAATTCTGAACAAAAGATAATAAATTTCCCTTTATATCTTCTAAACTGAATCCATAGATATTCATTAATGTCGTAAATATAAAATCTATTTTTATTTCATTTACAACATTATAAATGGTTTTATCCTTATTAATAATTTCCGCATAAATCTTTTTGATTTTATATAAATCTATGCAATTTTTTATCAATGCTACCGTATAAAATATTATAAAAACTACATGGTAAATTTCAATAGTAGTTATAACCCAAAAAGCCACCTCATTTACTAAAAACCTATTACTAGAAAAAGTCATATATATTAATATTATCCCTGTACATTGCACTGCAATATTTATAGCAAGAAAAATATAACTTGATAAAATATATTCTATTGTTCCAGTTCCATTAATTTCATCTATTTTTTTAATCTCGTTATTACTAAATAAACTAACAATAATGGCAACCCCGCTTAATGAAAATCCCAACATTCCAAACATGGCTCCCAAAATACAAAGCATTAAATCTGGTAAGGTATTTTCAAAAGTTTCAAAATCCGTATACAACTTTAACCAACAGAAGTACATAATAAAAATTATTGTAATAAGGATTGATACTTTAACTTCCCACTCTCTTATATCAATCAAATCATAAATTCTATTTCTCTTTTTCACACCCATCATTCCTTTTCATTTTCTGAAATACTTGTGGCTATCCTTCTTTTTATTATTTCTTCACATGCAGATTTAAATTCTACTATTCGATTAATACTTTTCTTGACTGGTGCTTTGTCTGCTGTACTATGTACAACTCCATCTCTTCCAACAGCCTCTACCTTTACATATCCATTTTGAGTTGCAATTCTTGATGAAATACTTTTCTGCAAATTATCTACAGACGCGATTTGTTCTTGTATAATTTGAGCATTTATATTTAATCCCAATTTATTTGATGAAGTTAAAATAACACTTTTTGTCGACAAATTTGCATCTTCGAACTCTTGCAACTGTCCCTTTCCATTTTTTTCAATAGATTTTAAAATACTCTCATTAGGATTAGCCGGTTGAAAAGAGAATGTTAATTTTTGAATACTTTTAATCTTGCGTAACTCATCTTCTATTTCGGAAATGTTCAAACCATTTACATATCTATTCACTGAAAACTCATAATCATATCCCTTTTCTGTCACGCACTTATTAATTAATTTTGCAAAAATATCTAAAAATTTTTTGTGACCAAATCTCTTTGTGGTATTATATCCAACAATTTCATTAAAAACATCAAAATAAAATATGATTCCATCCGTATTGGAAACTGCTTTAGTCTCCAGCTCATTAGTTGCAGAATTAAGCTCCTTATAATACAATTTTGATTTTTTATAAAGTGTTCCATACAAATATGTATCTGTTTTTTCTTTTAAACTCACGTGATAATCTATAACATCACTATAAACTTCTCCATCATTTCCGATATAGGAATATTCCTCTTGCAATTCTAATCCATCATAAAAACTGATCAACGTATTTATTAGCAAATCTCGTATATTAATCTTACCAGAATACACATCATAAATATGCTCAGATTTCAAATTCACTTTACCAAAATACACCGTAATTCCCATACTATTTCCTCCACACACTTACATAAACAAAACCCTATAAACATAATACAAGATTTTTCGATATCATTCAACATGGTTTGACATTTATTTCACATATGAAGTAAATTCATTATAGAACATTTGTTCTATTTTGTCTATTGACAAAATCCACAAAAAAGACACCTCACAATTTGCAAGGCGCCCTTTTCGATATATAAGTGTGTTTTGGGGAGAAAAGTCAAAATTAATTATAACTTTTCTAGAATAATTATAACATATCTAAAATGTTAATTGTGTTAATCTTTCAAGTATTCACTTGTTATTTGCGAAATTCTTCCTCTGCTATATCCAATGATGTCTGCAACATCTCTCTGCTTCTTCCCATCCACGTACAGCAATTCAAAAATCTCCTTAATCTCAATATCTTTTATCCCTGCAAGGAATTCCTCCACCTCTTGAATCTCTGTTACTACCTGCAGGCGTTCCGCTTCTTTTTTCCTGATCTGCTTGTTTATTCGCTCCTGCTCATCCGGATCAGGTATTATCACAGATGTCCTAACTTCCGTATAGGGAAAATCTTTACTTGACCCACGAACCTTTCCCATCACTTCTCCTGCCGGCTCAGTCTCACAAAGTTCTTCTATCCTCGCATCAATTCTTTTAAGTCTTGCTTTGTTCGGTATGTACTTTTTCAGTTTTAACTTGTCCACCGGCACCACCTCCCTTATGTATTTTCTTTATGTAGTCCATTACCTCGATGCTTTGATATGCCTGACGATGAAATGCAGCTCTTGCATTATTAGGAGGCTTGTTTGTTTCCATCTCGGCATAATGACTGTTTTGCTCAATTTTCTGCTCATCGCTTGTGCGTTTGCGTTTCAAATTACCACCTCACTTTCTTGGAGCAACGGCACTTAAGACCGTGCTCCGCTGTCCTCTATAGCTTTCTTTGGCTTGTACAGTTCCGGAAGTGGACGCCAAGCGATTACTTTTTTATTTACAACACATTCTTTTTCAACTTTCCATTTTCCGTCCAATGTATGCGATGTTGTAGTTTTGCGTGTACCGTCCTCTAGTTCGATTGTCACATTAACTTCATCAGACACCTTTTCAAACATAGCGTTATTCCACATATGTGTTCCTTTTAATTTCGCAAACATCGACTTATGCTCTTCCGGCAATCCGTCCTCTACTGGAATCCAACTGACATTACAATTTTTACCACCTTCATATCCTTTTTGATACCATTTTCTTTGGCTGCATTCAGAACACTTGTTATCCATATTCTTCTCTACGACATTATTTTCATGTATATTACATTCTTTCTTCTCATTCAATGCGACAAGAGCTGTTTGAATAGCGTAATCTTCCGGTTCTGGAAACACGTATCTTTTCCCATGACAAAACGCTGGTGCTCCCACCATGTCTGCATAATCTATTCTAGGATTCTGCATATTTTTTAAAATTTTAATTGCAGAATCAATACTTGCTATTTCATCTATATTACTCTCGACATTTGTGAATGGAGTTTCGCCCATGTAAGATCGGATAATTTTTTCTGTTTGAGTATACATAGATTGAATGCCTTTTCCAACTAAATGACATTCATCGTCTCCCCAATGATTTTTGCTCAATTCCACACATTTCTCTTTTATCTCTTCCAAAATCTTCTCTAGTACGTTCATTTTTTACTCCCATCCATCCTGAATCATTTTAGGCTTGTATTCATGTTCCGTGTAACCATCACCATCACATAGGTCACATGTAGTTTCATAGTATTCCCAATCATCGCTGCACTCCCAATATTGTGCTTTATTTCTCTTTTTTGTTACTGTTCCAGCCCCTCCACATTTAGGACATCTATGGATTTTATTCCCTTGGACTATTTTTACCACTTCTTCAAGATTTGTTTTTGCGCCATATTCTCTCATTAAAGCAATAGCTTCCCTAACCTTCATCGCTCCACCTCCTGACACTCGTCAAATTCCGGATCAGAATCCGGAAATACGCATCTATCATCGCTACTATCGCATACGCCTAACATATGTGCAGTTCCTCCCATTCCTACGTAATTTGTCAAAGCTCCGAATTCCTCGTTTGCTTTTTTAATTGCTTCCGTTTTATCGTTCGCTTTAACGTGCATGCTGCAAACAACTGTTGCATGCCCTATCACTTCGTATTCTTTCATATCTACTCACTCCAATCCAATCTCTGTCCGCACTCGTCGCAAAACCTCATATAACTTCTAAGTATTCCTCCGCATTTTGGACATTCCCCCACTCTGCATCCAATTGCTCCATTCACCCCGATGATAATCGGTTTCTTCGCCGTATCCCGTTCCTTCAGCTCCTGCACCTGCTTTAGCAGCTTTGCAGTCTGCGTCTTATCAAAATCATTAATCCGATTGTATTCATTCAAGATATCGCAGATAAACTTCCCAATTTTACATTCTGAACATATAATTTCTAAAGACTTTCCATCTGCCATGTGCGGATATCGGCACAGATTGTCACAGATATGCTCTGCAAATTCCGTTGTTATCTTGTCCATCTTTGTTTCGTATTTGTTCATTTTCCTGATTCCTCCTTAATCCGTTTTATCCTTGCTTTCAAACTCTGCATCACGTAATTCTGCACATCATCTTTTCGTTCCAACGCCTGTACTACATCTTCGTCTCTTGTGCCATCACATACCAACTGATGAATGATTACCTTCTCCGTCTGCCCCTGCCTGTGCAGTCTTTTATTTGCCTGGGTATACAGTTCGTAATTCCAAGTGAGACCGAACCAGATTACATGGTTTCCTCCGTGCTGCAGGTTCAACCCATAGGCACTGCTTGCCGGGTGCGTCAGAAGAATATCAATTTCACGATTATTCCAGTCATCCTCATCCTGTGTGGTCTTTAACTCTCTTACGCGTAACCCTGTCTTTGCGAGTGCCTTTAAGACCCGTTCCTTATCATGCTGGAAATTATAAAACACTAATGCCGGTTTTCCCTGAAGAGATTCCACCAGTTCCATGAATGCCTCAATCTTGCAGTTATGAATTTCATGCACGTTTCGATCCTCGTCATAAATCGCACCGTTCCCAAGCTGCAGAAGTTTATTGCTCAACGCCGCTGCACTTGTCACACTGATTTCTTCTTCATCCTCCGGAAGTGCCAGCACCATTTTTCTCTCCAGTTCCTGATATGCCTTTCTTGCTTTTGTATCCAGGGTAACGGTTACTGGATGGTATGTCACATCCGGAAGCTGCAGATAATCCTCTGCCTTCATGCTGATGCAGATGTCGGAAATGATTTTCAGAATGCTTTCCTCGCTCCCCTGCTTTGCCTTGTAGTTATATACCACATTGTTCCCGCGTTCTCCCGGATCAAAATACCGTTCCCTGAACTGCGTATATCTTTTTCCGAGTCGTTCACCTCCGTCTAACAGATAGATCTGTGCCCACAGGTCGTCAAGTCCGTTCGGGGATGGGGTTCCCGTAAGCTCTACAAGACGGTTGATCCTTGTTCCCACACCTGCAAGTGCTTTGAACCGTTTTGCTTTATGGCTCTTAAAGCTGCTGGATTCATCGATCACCACCATGTCAAACGGCCAGCTGTTCCGGTAATAATCCACTAACCACACTACGTTCTCCCTGTTGGTGATGTAGATGTCCGCCGGTGTGTTCAGTGCACGGATGCGTTTTGTCTGACTTCCAAGTACCTGAGATACCCTCAGCATCTTCGTGTGCTCCCATTTATCTTTTTCCTTGGTCCATGTTCCTTCGGCCACTTTCTTCGGTGCGATCACAAGCACTTTCCGTACTTCAAACCGGTTATATTTCAATTCCTTCACGGCCGTTAATGTTGTGATCGTTTTTCCCAGTCCCATATCGAGAAATAACCCGATTTTTTTTATCTTGATGATCTTTTCAATACAGTGTTTCTGATAGCCGTGTGGTTTAAACTCCATCTGTTTTCACCCCTTTGTATTTTCCGGAAAGTAGAATGCTCACTTGCGGATATCCGTATTTCCCGAAAAATTTGATCAATCCGGCTATCCCCTTTACTACTTCCACCGTTTGGCCAAGTTCTCTCAGCCTTTTCACCTGTACAGTCTGCAGGTTCGTAAGCACGCCTGTGTCCGTTTTCAATTCCACAAACACCGGGGGTTTTTTCGGGAATATTACAATCCGGTCCGGTACCCCGCTGTTACCGGGACTGACAAACTTATATGCCTTACCTCCCAACTTCTTCACTTCTGTCACCAATATTTTCTCAATCTCTTTCTCTAACATTTTCACACCTCCTGCAACATCTACAACCTCGCACGCGTATGTGTACTCTCTATTAGGCGCGTTAGGTAATACATATAGCGTACGTGTACTCTTTATTTTTATATTTTTATTTTTTATAAAAAGTTTGTTGACATTGTTGACATATATTTATAAATGTTGTATTTCTGCGGTTTTTCGTGTCAACAGCTTTGCAACAATCCTGTTAACACGTGAACAAACTCATGATTTTTCTAATTTTTTGCATTTTTTATCCCTCTGTTGACGATTTCAGGCTTTGTATACAGGTGTCATTCTATATTGTTGACACCCTTTCAAACCCTCTTTGAGTTCCGTAAAAGCCATATCTCTGCGAAGACCGGTTCCTTTTCCATCCTGGTATTCCAGATAAAATATTATTGATCTCCATACTGTCTCTTTTTCCCATGTACTTGATATCACTTCCAAAACATTCCTGCCAAATCTCTGCAGCACATACCTTTTCCCGGTCTACCAGAACCTGTTTTTCTGCTGTCTGCATCCCTCCCTGGAGGTACTGCCGCCTCTGCAATAGGTTCATACTATTCCAGTCTGCTGGGATTTTTCTATCCAAAAATTCCCTTATTACACCTTCTTTTGCAAAAGACTCCCTGTGTTTTTCCTGCTGTTCTTCTGCCAGTTTTTCAATCTCTTTCGGTAAAAATAATTCTTCCCCCATTGCCCAATACACGTAGACTTCTGCCCATATCTGATCCACTTCCAAAGGGAGATGCTGCCATACCGATTTCTTTGCTTTATGTTCTCCTACATCCACCGGCCAGAACCTTCTGTTCCCCGTGGAATCCTTTAAAAACTCGCTGTCGTTGCTTGTACCGAAGAATACGCACCGTCTTGGGTATTTATTCGTTGTACGTCCATAAGCCGCCCTATAGATATCATGCGTCTTGCTCAGAAACTGTTTGACCGCACTGGTCTCCTGCTTCGTCATCGCCGTCAGTTCCCCGACTTCATTGATCCAAGTTCCCTGTATCAGCTCCGCGGACTCTTTTCCTTCGAAACTTGTGAGGGAATCAGAAAACCACTCTCTTCCAAGAATTGCAAGAAATGTACTCTTTCCAATCCCCTGCGGTCCTGCAAAGATCGGCATGTAATCATATTTCACACCGCCTAAGATTCCCCTTGCCACTGCAGCACACAATGATTTCCGTATTACTGCACGCGTATAGAGGTTATCATCAGCCCCAAGATAATCCGAAAGAAGCGTATCCACCCTCTTTACACCGTCCCATTTGAGACTTGTCAGGTATTCCTTCACCTCATTGACCTTGTTCTGACTGCTGACGATCAGAAGACCATTGTCCAGCTTTTCCTTGCCTGTAATCCCGTAAAACGTCTCCATATAACGATAATATCCGGCATAGTCCACATCTTCCCATCTCCGCTTTCCCTCTCTCTGGTTCCACGGGAGGCTCCCACGCACCATGCCACAGCTTGCAAACTCATCCGTCACAATCTTTCCTTTTAAAAAAGGATCATTCTCCAAAATCATTGTCACGTTATTGATTGTTTTTTCAATCCGGTTATTTCCGTCTCTTGTAAGTCTTAAGACCCAGTCCACGTTTTCGTCCTCCGCCGGATTCATGCCGGAGACTTCTTTTGCCTGTTCAAACTTTTCTTTTACAACAAGACCGGACACTGTCTTGTCTTCCCTTGCAAGTTTTGACATCGCTTGAAAAGAAGGAAGCTTATTCACCGGAGTTGCCTCTTTTGCTTCTTTATCCCTGTCAGAGAACATGTGTAGCCTAATCAAATCAAACGCATTCACAAGCTGTCCGGAACATGGATCCGTTGCATGATGGGAATATAAGAACAGATCGCCATCGTACAGGATCGCCCCGCCTGTTGTGGATCCACCAGTGTATGTATATCTCCCAGGAATATCCGTTGTCTCATACATGCCAGGGATAAATTTCTCCATTGCCTGCGTGACCGTATAAGTGCGGCAGAACGCCCCAATGATTCCTTTTTTCTCTAGCGGGTTCTCCTGCCTTGCAAGTCTTCTGCGCTCGATCGCATCACTTCCCGGTACCTGCGGCCACTCGCTCACGCACTTCCAGTCCTGATACATCCCGAGCAATCCGTCCAGACTGCAGAACGGATGGTCATAACTCTTACAGATATACTCCCCATCACTGCAACAACTTGGCCAGTACATCAGCCGGCTTGCGTCAAATGTCGTTGGATCACAGAACTCGATCCCGATCAGCGCTGCTGCTTTTCTTGCTGCCGGCTCATATTCATCAGAGGTAGCTGTCCTGTCTAATGGGATCAGCACCCTCAGTCTTGGCGCATATCCTGTATGTTTCCTTGTACTGTAGACTGCAGCCGCACATCCAAGCCCTGATACTCTTTTCAATATTTCATCAGTCTGTCCTGCGGGGATATTATCCATATCCAAAGTCAAAATATCCCTTCCTTGTACATAAGAGCTCTTTCTCCTGTCATTGATAAAGGTGCCGCCTACGAATCCTCCTACGTCCTTCAATTCCGCCTGCTGGCTTTTCCCCAGCGCCAGATATTCCTCCATTGTTTCAGAACTTCTCACCGGATTTTCCAGACGGTCCACAAAATCAGACCACATGATTTCATTCTTCGGCCAGTACGTTGCCTTTCTGGTTCCGGCCGTGCTGATCCATAATTTTCTATTGTAATCCATCTGTTTCCTCCTAGTCTTTCATATAATAACTGCTTTCAAATCCGGCTTCCTTTAAGAGCAACCCCGGTGCCCAGCTGATTGGTTCCGCCATCAAGTCACAGATTTGTTCCGCCGTTACTTCCATCGGCGCATCAATGATAACCTCGTCATGTACGTGGAATACGACCTGCAAGCCTAATTGCTCAATCCTTCTGAGGGTTTCAGCTAAACAGTCCCTTGCGATTGCCTGCACGATATTTTCCGTCATTTTTCCTCCATAAGTAGATGCCACTTCCCATTTTTTTGTCTGCTGTCCGACTGTATAATAATGGATTGCCATCTTTCCGAACTGATTTTCCTTTAAGAACGGTTTCGGATAAAAAAGTTTTCGCCCACTTGGCAATTGTACTGTCAGGAAGCTCTGTCCATACATCAGCTCTCCCTCATACCGGAAAATCAAACCGTTGATGCCCTGTGGCTGAGCCGTCTGCATCGTTGTAAGCGCTGCCTGTTCCACCGCATACCACAAATCTCGGATTCTCGGATTCGCATTTCTCCATCTCTGCACAATATCCGGAAGCTCCTCTTCTGCCAGTCCCATGTTCAATGCTCCCATCGCGATCAGCGCAGCTGTTCCTCCCTGGTATCCAAGCGCAAGTGTCGCAACCTTCCCTTTTTGTCTCAGACTGTACTCAGGGTTTCCTTTTACAATCTTTTCAATCGGTACATGGAACATCTGAGATGCTGTTGCTTCATAAATCTTTCCGTGAGTAGCAAATACTTCGTTTACCCACTGTTCCCCTGCAAGCCATGCGATCACGCGTGCCTCAATCGCAGAGAAATCGGCAACTACAAATTTATGTCCCTTCGATGGGATAAAGGCTGTTCTGATCAGTTGGGAAAGCGTGTCCGGAACATTTCCATACAAGAACCTTATCCCGTCATAATTCTTTTCCTTTACAAGTTGCCTTGCATAGTCCAATGTCTTCAAATAATTTCTTGGAAGATTCTGTAACTGCACAAGCCGTCCCGCCCATCTTCCGGTTCGATTCGCCCCATAATACTGTGTCAGACCGCGTACGCGCTCATCTGCACCCTTGGCCGTTTCCATCGCCACATATTTCTTGATAGATGTTTTCCCAAGCTGCTGACGAATCTCAAGAACTCGCCTTATTTCTTTTGGGAGATCGTTTCTTTCCAAAAGCATGGAGACATCTTCTTTCCGCAGTCCCGGAAGTTCCACATCCATCTCTAAGCTGTCTGAAAGTTCTTTTTCCACCCATACTTTCAACTGTGCTGTACTGTTTGGATTCTGCAGTCCTGTAATATTGATCGCCTCTTCTGTCAGCTCCGCACTGCTCACTCCGTCTATCGTCAGGGCTCCTTCAATCAGTTTCGAATCCACGCGCACACCAAAGGCGTTCATCCGGATATCCTGCTGCCATAACTCCTGTTCTTCTTCCGGAACCGGAAAATAATTCAGGCGTTTTAATATTGCACGCTCTGTTACCACGTCCTGTTTGCAGTATTCCTTGAACAATTCCCATTTCTCCGGTGCATGTCTCGGGAGATTCCATGTCCGATTTCCATTGCTCTTTGTCGGTTTACATGGAACGCAGAAGTACCGGATCAATGCTTTTCCGGTTGTCAGTTTCTGCTTGTCCTGCGGAAGTCCGATTGCCTTTCCGGTCGCATCCAGTCCGGCTGTGTAACCACAATACAGTCCATGTATCATAGTACATCTCCACTGTTCTAATGGTGTCTCGTAACCGGCACGATTCAGGCAATACCATTCAAACGCTGCATTGTATGCATGTTTTACAACAGCCACATCTTTCAGCATCAGCTGTACATTTTCCGGGATCTGCTCTCCCTGTGCCAAATCCACAAGCTCAACTTCTCCATCATCCATCTGATAAGCAAACAATAACACTTCAAAATCTTCTGACTGTGCATATCTGTACAATCCGGCTTTTCCGATATCCACGCTGCTCTTTGTTTCAATGTCTATACTCAAATGCCTTAACATCTGCGTCCCTCCTGTTACGAAAAGGGGCATACGCCCCTAAATATCCTACATTGGTAATCCGGTAATCGGATTTATTGTAGGTTGTGTCTGCTGATATTGCTGCGTTTCTTGCGCTGCAGTCTGCTGAGGTGCAGGTGCTCCAAAAGCTTGTGAAGCTGTCGGTGCACTTCCTCCTAATGCTTCTCCATCTGCAAGCTTCTGCACCGGACCTAGTCCGCATCCGATTCCTTTCTTGCATCCGAATGCATATGGGAAGAAATTCACATTCACTCTTGCATAGATACCACTGTAAATCTCTGACTGATTGATAATCGGATTCAGATTCGCGTCTACAACTTCCGGTGGATAATCAGCTTTTGCACTTGCAGTGAATACCCAGTGTCCTTTGCATTCCGGACCAAATGCCATCCCGTCTGATGGTCTCACTCCATCTCCGTCGTATACCGGAGTCGGAACGATTGGAGGACACACTCCGTTCCATTTATCTGAAACCCCTCTCTGCTTAGCAGCTTCAATTGCTGCATTGATCCGGTTCATCGTATCCATATCTGTCTTTGATACCAAGATGGTTACCTGAAATTTTTCTTCCTGTCCCGGCTGATACGCGTATGGTTTGAATACATGTACATATGATAATCTTACTTTTCCTGTTGTTACGTTTGTTAAATTTTCCATGATTATTGCTCCTCCTGAAATGCCTTTTCGGCTGTGATTTTATTTGTAATTGCTTCTCGTTTATCGGACTCCTTCACAAGGGTCGGCTTGCCCGGATTCTTTACGACCATACTGCCGACCATCTCCGCAAAATCTTTCTTCCCGATTGTCTTTTCTACCTGTGCAAGTGTTAATGCTTTCTTTTCGTACAGAATTTCTTCTGCAATTCCTTTTTCCTTCAACACTTCAAATGCTGCATCCATATCAGTCCAGTCGCGTGAACCTCTTCCTTCTACTGCCTTCCATCCAGGAACCTCATGTCCGGCAAGGCATTCTTTCAATGCATGTTCTTTTAGGTCTGAAAGCCATTTGGCCACATCTTCCCCGGTGGAAAGATATTTTCCCATTTCCTCATTACTGATCAGCGGCGGAAGTTTTCCTTTATCCGGGCTAAAAGCCAGCTTTACGTTTTCTTCTGCTCTTGCCCTGCACTGTGCTTTTCCCCTGCAGAACCGACACTGTTTTTCTCCAGGGCAGAACTCTCCCTCTCCATTAATTGCCAGTTTCGCACGATCCTTTACATATTCTGCAAATTCAAGTAATTCCCCTAATGAACATTCCCATTCTGAAATACTGTCTAGCCTAGGCTGAATGATCACAAGATGGATGCTCCGAATGTCGTATAAGAAACTGTACGCCTGATATGCGCCGAGCGCATACAGCATCATCTGTGGATTTTCTTCTACGCTGACCGGCACCCCTTTTCCATACTTGAGGTCAATTACGTGCAACGTATTTCCACTTAACAGGATGCAGTCTGCAGTCCCAAATCCATCCGGAACATACTGACTAAAATCCACCCGCTTTTCAATTGCCGAATAAGGCTCTGCCGGAAATGAAAGCGCAAGCGTTTTAATGTAATCCTTATAGATTTCTGTATAACCGTCCATTTCATCCTGCCACAGTTCTTCGGTTTTCAGTTTTTTAACCTCGGCGTTATATTTCCGTTTTCCAAACTCTTTTGTCTGAAAATAATGTCTCAGCTTCATCTCAGCCAGCTCATGCGCCAAAGTTCCTTCTTTGGCCGCATCTGATGTGGTATCCGGAAACTGTTCTTCCAGTCTTGCACTCGGAGTGCACAGGAGCCATCGATGTGCTCCCGATGCACTTAAGATCGCATGTGTTCTCTCCTGATGGCTCATTAGATCTGCGCCCCCATTCCGCGAAGTCCTGTCGCAAAGTTCCCATAATGTTCCGGTGAAAGCTCCATCAAAGATGCTACTCCGAAGCTTTGGATTAGCTGCATAAGCTGCGCCTGCATCCCCTTGTCCATCAGCTGCATGGCTGCCTTAGACAGATCATCTCTTGTATACGTCGGTTCAGATGTCGGTACTGCTGCGGGTGCCTGCACTGACGGTGCTGATGCTTGTACTGGTACTGAAGGAGTTGGTACGGCCCCCGTTGTGTTCTGCTGTGGAATGGATGCATTCCCCCAAGGAGCTTCTTCCGTACTCTGCTGTTCGTGCACGGCTTGTCCGACAGCTGCCTCGTCCATTTGTACAGATTTTCCTCCCATTGCAACTGCCAGCTGCATAAGTGCCTCTGATAATTCTTTTAATCCTGGTACATTGATTGTTACTTCTAAACTCATTACTGTTTCCTCTCTTTCATATATGTATGGTTAATTGTTACTATTTTTCTCTGCTAAAAATTTGCCAAAAAGTACCTCTCCAGCGTTTCCCTCAAATTCCCCACTTGATAACTTACTTAAAAATGCTAAAGAATCAATAAATGAATCTGCCTCCGCCTTACTCGTTGTTCTAGAAATTGATGCGTGAAAATTTCTCAAAATCTCGAGTGTTTCACACCAAATAGTCTCCAAGTCACCGGATATCTTTAACTCCATTGCTTCATTTTTTTTGTATTCTGCTTTAATCAATTGACTTTCCCTCCAAAATCCTCTACAATTTAATTGGTTTATTATCCGAGTACCCGAGCTTGCCGGCTCATGTGGGTGCTCTTTCTTATAGTAAAATTGATGCTGTAATTTCTCCAGCTAAAAACCCTAGCATTGTGAGTATTACCATCACACCGCCTGTCATAATTCTGCGGAACAACAACTCGTCACGAAACTCTTTTACTGCCAACTGATTCTTCAATCTTCTCTGTCTTAACACATCCGAGCGTTCGAACTGCATCACCTTGATTTCTTCCATAGCTACACACCTCCTATCAAAATTATCTGCCCTACAATCCCGACGACAATTATCGCCAGTACCAAAAGAGCCATTACGCAAGCTGTTCTCTTTTCCTTACGCAGATATTTCTTATGTCTGTTTCGGATTCTTCTTTTCTCCCAATCAGGGAGTGCTTTTCTTCTGTTCCAGTTCAATTCCATCTTCCTCCAAAATCTTAATCAGTTCTTTCTTGAGTTCCCTCAACACACTTTCCTCGGCACTATACGGTATCGTACAGCCCTTATCTGATGCCACAAATAAACGTCTTACTGCTCTATCTACGTTCATGCTTCTTTCTCCTTTTCTTCGCCCTGTTTTTATTGCGTTTGTAACGCTGGTATTCTTTGTATGTCACAGTTCTTTCTCACCTCCCTTCAAGCCTACGAATTGCCTCTTCTCTGCTAATCTCGATATATCTTGCCACTTCGGTTATTGTAGCTTCGTATCTGTGCTTCTTCGGTCCGGTTTTAATAACTCGACCAAATTCCCAAAAACCATTTTTCATATTGTAACGAACTTTATTTTTGTCGCACCCTACTATTTTTGCGATTGCCGGTGCTTGTATGATTTCGCTCACGCTTATCACCTCCTACTCTAAGAAATACTCAATGCTTACTCCGAAGTAATCAGCTAAGGTTTTTATTTTGTCAATCTTCGGCGTGTACTCTCCATTCTTCCAACTAGACAAGGTAGCCGTTGATATCCCCGTATCCTTCGAAACTTGGTAAGCTGTTTTGTTTGTTTTATCTAATAAACCCGCAAATTTTTCGTACAATTTTACACCTCCTAAAATCAAATTATTAATTGACTTTATCTAAGGTTTCTTATATAATCAAAGTACCACCTAAGTTATTAAAGAAACCTTAGAATTAACTTAGTTATCTAAGCTATACTCGTACTATAGCATAGTTTTCTATGCTTGTCAACAATTATTAGCATGGTTTTCTAAGTTATTGATAGAAAGGAACAACT